TGTTACTAGAAAAAATGCCAGAAGCTCTTCGTGAAGAAAAAGAAAAACTAATTGAAGAGTATGATCAAAAACTTTCTGATTTTAATGAAAAAATTCTTGAAACGATTGATGATTATATTAAACTCTCAATTGATAAAATTGAAGATAATATTAAAGAAAATCTAGAAAAAGAAATTTCAGTTGAAAAATCAGATGCACTTATTGAATCATTTGAAAGTATGATCTTAAGTGGCGGTGTTGATGTTATGAAGATTAAAGAAAGTTTTGAAGATAATTCAAATGCATCTTTTAAACAAAAATTCACTGAAGCAAAAGCTCAAATTGATCTTTTAAGAACTCAGGTTAGAGAACTTAGAGAAGAGTTACTAATTAAAGAAGCTCAAGAAGATTTAAGTGTAGTTGAATCAGAGAAATTTGTTAAATTAGCTGAACTTCACAAAGGTGAAGAAAACTTTGAAGAAAAATTAAATCTTCTTAAAGAATCAGTTAAATCAAAACTTCAAGAAGAGTTAAAAGAGAAACCATCTAAAGTAGTTGAAGAAATACATTCTAGTGATGTTAATTCTTTAATCAAAGAGTCTTATCAAAGATTTTTAAGATAAATTTTTGAGAAAAAGATAAATAATATTGTAAAACTATTTTTACATTTAAATTATAATTTAAAAAAGGTAATAAATGCTATTAACAGAAAAATATAATGATATTCTTGAAAGTGAAAAATTTGAAAAGCTTTCAGACGAGAATAAAGCAATAACAAGTGTTCTTCTTGAGAATACTGCAAAAGAAATGGAGACTCTAATTAAAGAGTCAAATGGTACTATGACTGGTGATATCGCACAGTTTACTCCAATAATGATGCCACTTGTAAGACGTGTATTTCCAAAACTTATAGCTAATGAGTTACTAGGCGTCCAGCCTATGGTTATGCCAACAGGCTTCATTTACGCATTAGTAAATAGATATGTTGGTGATGGTAATGCTAAACTTAATCCAAATAACAAAGCTCAAATTATAGAAGTTACAACTCCTTCAGCCCTAAATGTAGGTGATACTGCAACTTCAGCTGCTGGTGGTAATGGTAAAGTTCTTTACAAAGATAAGGCTAACGAGCTTGTTCTTGTAAGTGTTGATGATAGAGAAAAAGGTTTCGTAAAAGGTGATACTTATGGTGCTGGTGGCGCTATTAAGAATGTTTATTCTAACGAAGCAATCTTCCATACAATTCTACCGGGTTATACTGGCACTTATACAACTCAAGCTGGTGAAATTCTCGGTAAAGATATGAAAGAAGTTGGATTTGATGTATTCAAGAAATCAGTAGAAGTTAAAACTCGTAAATTGAAAGCTCGCTATACACTAGAAATGTATGAAGATCTTAAAGCTCAACACGGTCTTTTAGCAGATGAAGAGCTTATGTCTCTAATGCAAGCTGAGATTTTAACAGAGACTGATCGTGAAGTTATTAAGTTTGTTAATGATAATGCAACTAAACTTCCTGATACAATGACTCCACATAACGTAGATGGTAGATGGGAAATCGAGAGATTCCGTGTTCAAGCTACAAAAATTGATCTAGAAGCTGCAAATATTGGTATTGATACTAAACGTGGCAATGCTAATATAATTGTATGTTCACCAAAAGTTGCTACAATGCTAGAGCAAGTTGGTACTTTCAAATTTGCTGACAGTGCAGCTAATATGAATAACCAATACTTTAATGGTGTTGTTGGTACTTTCAATAATAGATATAAAGTAGTAGTAGATCAATTCGCTACAAGCGATTATGTAACTATGCTTTATAAAGGTCAAGATAGAAGAGATGGTATTGGATTCTTCAGTCCTTATATCCCACTATCATTCCAAAAAGTAATTGATCCTGAAAGCGGTCAACCAGCACTTATCTTAAGAACAAGATATGGTCTAGACACCAATCCGTTGAATCCAGAGTTCTATGCTCGCAACTGGGCTGTAGATTTCAGTAATACTGTTCTTGCATAATCTTAAAAGTTTCCCGTTTCTACGGGAAACCCTTTAACTCTCACGAATCCTTCATAAAAAGCAAATAAAATTAAGACAATTTTCATAATATCCTTTCAAAGGAATAATATGAATGATATTAAAGACAAATTTCCGCAAAATGTTAGAACTTCAATAAACAGATACAGAGATTATTACTACAGACTATTAGTATATAGGATGAGTAATATTTTTAAATGTTCTTATAAAGAAAGTATTAAAAGTGTTTCTCAAAAAATTAAAGTATTTGGAAGAAAATTCTTTATCCAAAAATCCTGTGAATTTTTTGAAGTAGATTATGACGATTCATTATACATAAAAGATTTAAAATTACGTGAATTAACACGAACTTTAAAAGTTTTACCTACATCTAAAGAAATAATAAAACAAAGAAATGAAAAAAGAATTCAAACAAATATAGAAAGATATGGATATAAAACAGCTTTTTCTTTAAAAGAAACTCAGGACAAAGTAAAGAAAACTTTTAATGAAAAATATGGAGGTAATACTCCTATGAAAGACGATAAAGTTAAACAAAAAGTTAAAGACACCACCTTCCAACGCTACGGCGTTACAAATTGTATGAATTTAGAACACGTAGATCATAATTACAATTATGAAAATATCAAAAAAACCGTGAAAGAGAAATACGGAGTTGAAAATGTTTTTCAATTAGAAGAAGTAAAAGAAAAAATCAAAAACACTAATCTAGAAAAATACGGTGTTGAATGTTTCACACAAACGTCAGAGTATAAAGAAAAATCTAAAGATACCTGTTTAGAAAAATACGGAGTTGATAATTATTCAAAGACAGATGAATATAAAGAAAAAGTAAAACAAACTTCATTAGAGAAATATGGTGTAGAGAATTTCAATCAGAAACATTTTAAAAATTTAGATGATTTAAATGAAGAATTTTTTAGAAACACCTTTATTAAAGATGAGAGATTTTTAGTAGAAGAGTGCTCTTTATATTTTAATTTTAGTTATAGTGCTGCTGTTGTTTATAAAGAAAAATTTAATATTACTGAATTAAATAAATCTAGTCATTTAAGAACTCAACAATTTATATATGACTCTATAAATGTAGAAAATAAAATCTTTAATGATAGACACTTGGAAAAAGAGTTAGATATCTATATCCCCGATTATAATTTGGCTATTGAATATGATGGATTAATGTATCATTCAGAAGGAAATTCAGAACATAATATGTTTAAAAATAAAGACAAGAATTATCACTTACAAAAAACTGAACTCTGTTTGGAAAATAATATACAATTATTACATATCTTTGAAGGAGAAGATTTAGATTTATGGTTAAGTATGATTAATAATAAGTTAAACTTAAATGAAAAAATATATGCACGTAAGTGCATTATAAAAGAGTTAAATTCTCAAGATACTATAGAATTTCTTAATGAAAATCATTTACAAGGTTTTTGCCGGGCAAAAATTAATGTAGGATTGTTTTATAATAATGAATTAGTTTCATTAATGACTTTCTCTAAACCACGTTTTAATAAGAATTATGAATATGAATTAATTAGATTTTGTTCAAAAAGAAATACTTCTGTTATAGGTGGTGCTACTAAACTTTGGAAATATTTTGTTACAAAATATAATCCAAATTCGGTAATAACTTACGCAAACAGAAGATTTTCAAATGGAGAAATATATAAAACATTAGGATTTACTTTTTTAGAAAAAACATCTCCTAATTATTTTTATTTTAAACCAAATGAATTTATATTATACTCAAGAGTTATGTTTCAAAAACATAAGTTAAAAGATATATTAGAAATATATGATGAAAATCTTTCTGAATCAGAAAATATGTTCAATAACAATTATAGAAGAATTTATGATTGTGGAAATTTAAAATTTATATACAATAAAAATTTAAACAAACTTTAACTTTCTGGTATTAAATATTTAAAAAATATACAATTTATTGTAATTTTTTTTTT